GTCAAAACCTTGAATAACCCCACATAATCTTTTGTACTCACCTTCATCCAATTTGCCTTGGGTAAGGTTTTCCACAATCAAACTGCGCTCTTCCTTGATTTTTGACTCAAGGTATTCCAGAGCGTTTGAATAACCCATTTATCCCTCCTTCTTTGCCGGAATCTCCGGTTTCTGCTGCATCTGCCTTCGTCGCAGATCAACATCGTCTTGCGCCTTGCCTATATCAAGACCGAGGCGTACGCCTTCCATCTGCTGCTTGGCAGATAGAGCGGCTTTATCTTTCTGGATGTCCACGCCGAGACGCGCTGCCTCAAGCTGCTGACGACCAGAAATCTCTGCTTTGCGAAGCTCCAACTCGTCGGCCTTGGCCGCAGCGTCAATCATGTCTTTCTGCTGCTTGCGCTGAATCTCGGCCTGTTGGATCTGTGCGTCCATCTGCATCTGCTGCGCTTTGGTCTGCGCCTGAAGCTGCTTGATCTGCAGGTCCATCATCTGCATCTGAACGAGCGGGTCTTGCTGTTGCTGCTGAGCCTGCTGCATCTGCATCTCAGCCTTGTCCTTCTGCAATACCCGTGCGGCAGCGGCTGCTGCCAACTGCGACAACTGCGCCTCGAACTCAGGCGGCAGGTCGTATTCTTCACGATCATCTTGCGGCAAGGGCGGCAGCGCCGCGCCAAGCTGTTTCTCGATTTCACGGCGATACTGGAACGCTACGTGTTCCATGATGTGGGCCTGAAGCGCCGCCGTAATCTGCTGCGCCATCGGGTTTTGCCCAATCATCGCGGCAATCTTTGGGTCTTGCCCCAACGCCATGTGAACTGCGATATGTGCTTCGTGATCCTGATACATGAACGCCTTGAGGGGCTTGCCTGTCATCACATCCATATTTTCAGTGATGGGATCACGCGGCGTGGCATCACTCGGTAGCGGTACAAGTTTGTCGGCATTCTTGATACCAAGCACTTCAATCATCTGACGATGCAGATACGGCAAGTCATAAAGCTGCGGCGCAGTTTGGCTTAATTGCAAGACGGCTTGGTACTGCACCACCTTCTGCGACATGGTGGACGCATTGGGATCACTGACCGGGATGACATCAACGTCATCGTAATCAGCTTTCTTGGCGCTACGTTTGCCAACTTCTGGCTCGTATGAATATTCTTCTGGCGTGTTATCGCGGATGATTCCGGCGAGGAGCTTGAACTCCTGTTTCATCGCGTAGTAGATGCGGGCTTGAACCGCCGTCATGACCTTCAATACACGCTCAAGCACCGCGAGTGTGGTGCCGACCGGAGCCTGCGAGGACATATCGGAGACTTTGAGATCCGACACCGCAGCAAATCTGCGGCCTTCCTCGACGATCTTGTCCATCAACATGGCAAGCGTCTGGCTCGGTTCCTTGTACGGAAGCGGCAGAATGTTGTCGCGGATGGCTCCGCTTGGGATATCTACGTCTCGGAATTCTCCCGGAGCGATTGGAGTATCGTCTCCTTTAATTCTAAGTCCTCTAGACTTGAGTCCGCCGGGGAGATTGCTGAGAGTTCCGGCATCGACGAGTTGCCGAAGTAACGACGTTGCCGCCTTACTATGTCCCCCGATAAGGTGAATAAGTCCGAAGTAGTAAAATCCAAATCCCGGTATGTAGCCATAATGTACAAAGTGTTGCCGTTTTTCCTTGAGTTTGTCGTCTTCTTTGTAATTCCTTCGGATCGCTAGGATCGTCCCTGTACCCTTTTCAATTGTTACCACATACGGCAGGGCAACCCCAGTCTCATTATTATCTTTATCGACATCCGGATATCCCGGCATGTCGTAGTTCACGTGCATCTCAAGCAACTGGAACCGATTGTCCATTGACGCTGAGAAGCCTTGATCTTCTGCTTTCTGCTTCTCTACCTCGTCCATAACGCGAACCGGATCGCCCAAGTCCACATCACGGTAAAACCCTGCATACTGCAGCTTGATCAACTCATTCTTGGTCTTACGCATCCGATGCGTGACACGCTCGGCTGTCTCCAGATTCGACGCGCCGTACGGCACGATGATGTCTTCGGCAGGGATATACACTGCCGTCTGGCGATTAAGTGATGGGTCGAAATACACCTTCTTGAAGGCGTTACCCGCCAAAGACATGCTGAGCAGCATCCGCTCATGCTCTGGGCGGTACTCCTTCATCACCTCGGTCAGTTGGTAATTCATGTCGTCGGCGACACGAATGGCAGCGTCTTTCTTCTCTGGGGTTTCCCTGCCTACAATCTTGGTCTTGACCGGCCCCATCGCAGGGAACGTTTCGATAATCGTTTCAGACTGGAACTTGACGGCTGACTCCATCAAGAGCGGGTGGAACACACCACACGCACCCGGCCAAGGCTCAGTCCTCTCCTCGTACCGAATGCCAAGGATCTTGAGTCCTTTAATATAGGTGTCGAGCCAGTCCTTACGGCTGGACAAGTCCTGCTCGTACTGACCAATCAGTTCAGACGCAAGGGACTGCAGATCACTCTCGCTCATAAACTCAGCGAGGTTGGCATCGAAGTCCTCTGCGCGAGGCTCTTCCTTCTCCAACTCAATCATCATGCCGTCCACGCCAATACGGACTTCTTCAGGGTCCACGATCTCAATCTCAATCGCTGGCTCTTCTGCCGCGAGAGCTTCAAGACCCATTGGCGCTTGCATCAAACTTTTATCGACGGCCATCTAAATTCTCCTAGTAATACGCTTCGCGTCTGTGGCTCTTGAACCACTTTGTCGGTAACGGTTCATCCGATGGGAGCCTGATAAACCCCCCCTGCCTGAACCGCATCAGCGCCAGCGTCGTAGCGTCCACCAAGTCATCATGGGTGCCGGAGGGAAAATCGTTGCATTCTTCCACGACCTCCCAAGCCCAACGGCGATCAGGCACCCAGACTATACCTGAAGAAAACAAGTCCGAAACAGCGTTGGCCCGGCTGATCTTGTCCTGCCCCTTACCCGGCGTGAATTCACCAATAGGAACACCCATACGCCTCATTTCTTGATAGAGCGCCGCGCCGTTGGATTTCTTCTCCACGATGAATGTGTCGGGGTTCCAGTCCTTGTACTCTTCAAGAACAAGCGACTTGAGTTCGGGGAACTCAAGTCGTTGCTTTATCGCATTTAGCAAAATGATGTTGTAGTTCTTGGACTCTTCATTAAAGAACACGCCCCAAGTCAGCAGGGCGTTATAGTCGGCACGGTTGGATTTTTCCTGTGCCGTATCAAGAGTCATAATAATATGTTCACACGGAGGTGGATTTTCGCTTTCCCAGACCTGCCACCACTCTCGTTTAATTAACGCACCTTCTTCCGATGTGGGCTGTTGCATGTACTGGGCTTGCCAATACCGCACATCCATGCTGGCTTTTTTAGCCAATAACTCATCGAGTGTCCAAAACTCAGGCCAAAGGGGTTTATCGTTTAAAATGGCTGGGAACTCAACTAACTCCCATTGATCCGCGTCTTCTTCGCGGGTCATGTGGTCTATGATTTTCCCGGTTAAATCCTGCTTACTCCACCGGGTCATCACGACGATGATGGCACCCCCCGGCATCAACCTCTGGACCGGACCCGACTGGAACCACTCCCACGCCGGTTCAAAGACATCCGCCCGCCCTTGTTTTGCTTCCTGCTCAGAATGAGGGTCGTCAATAATAAAAAGATCAGCACCGCGTCCAGCCAGAGCGCCACCCACACCGATGGCGAAATACTCTCCATTAAAGTTGGTTCCCCAGCGGGAGGCTGACTTACTGTCTGCTTGTAGTTCGACGGTTGGAAAGATGTCTCGGTAAAGATCAGATCCGACAAGGTTGCGAACCCTCCGTCCGAAATTCACCGCCAAATCTGCGGTGTGTGAGGCCATGATGACCTTTTTATGCGGGTATTTACCCAAAAACCATGCAGGCGCAAGGTAGCTAATCATCTCCGACTTGCCATGACGCGGAGCGATGTTGACGATGACCCGTTTTTTCTTGCCTGCGGCAATTTCTTCAAAGATTCGGGCTAACTTTTGGTGGTGTGGCCCTACTTTGTAACCGGGATATACGTGGGCTATGTAATCTAAAAAAGAATCTTTGCCCAGTTTCTGCGTAATTTGAGATTGATACTGTCTTAGAAGCTCTGCAACGCGCCGTTTTTCCTTATCCGGCATGGTTGGCAGCGCCAACTTAAGTTTTTGCAGCGATTCAGCCGTTATTTGCTGCATTTTCGCTTTCTAATACGCGATATTCGACGTTTTCCAGCACGTTGATAGCTTGAAGAAGCTCTTTTTCGACCTCTTCAATCGGTTTAATAATGTGTGTGGTCTCGGTGCGCTTCTTGAATGCGTCTACACCGTCTACTTCGCCCAATTTGGTCAGGGCTTGCACGCGAATTTTAGAGTCGTTAGTCGTTTCTATCTCAGCAACAAGCTTATTAATGACGTAATTTTTATATTCGATCAGGTCATCAACGAGTGAGCAGTTGCTTTGCTGGATCATTCCAGCTAACCACGCCATCGTTTCGTTAGGGTACTTGCTGTATTCAATC